TATTCAATACTGAGATATTAAAAAGATATTTAGCGAGGCTATGACAAAGGAGCAGGTAATAAAAAAGTTAATTGAAAAAGCAATCAACAGCGGATGGCAAGTTGGAGATATAATAAAGGAAGATTTGGGAGATAGGTTTGAGGAGAGTTTGCCACAAGTATTCCATCAATGGGAGTGGCTACCATTCGACCACGACTTCGCCAAAGCATTGTGGGGCACGAAGAGAGCTAGGTCACAGCATATAATACCAGCTTGGTGGTATCACCTCCAACAACTAGCCATAAGTGAAGATAGATTCAAATACTTAGAGCAGTTTGTATGAAGGTTAAGCATAAATTTCCACCAAATTATGAAGAAATAATCAAGCATCTACCGTGGGTAGCTGAAATGCCCCACGCAATATTCACTTACGAGACTACAATATATGTTCCGAGTGGCAATGAGATAAGCAAGGATCTGGAAGCACACGAATGGATACATTCACTCCAACAAAAGGACATGGGAGTAAAGAAATGGTGGAATCAATATTACATAGACAGTTCATTCAGACTGAGCCAAGAGACGGAAGCGTACAGGAACCAGTATCAATACGGCGTGGCCAACTACAACAGACATTACCGCAGGCAGTTGCTGAAGAAGATCTCGGATGATCTGAGCGGCCCACTATACGGCAGCCTGATAACCAAAGAGGAAGCAAAAGAATTAATAATGCAGGAATGAAACACGGCTACATAAATATTGAAGGGCAGTTCACTGAAGATAAGGATGGGTACATTACAATCTATGATAATCCGAGCGATAAGGATGACTATGTTATAGGAGCGGACGTGGCCGAGGGTTTAACAATCAATCAGCAGTCAGTTGGTGAGGCAACAGGAGACTACAGCTCGGCACACGTACTCTCGCGCAAGGGTTTCAAAGTAGTCGCTACATGGCACGGAAGAATTGATCCCGATGCATTCGCCGTAGAATTGATTGGACTGTCGAGGTTTTATAGAGGAGCAATCATTGGACCCGAGCGAAATAACCATGGACTCGTTGTATGTCAGAAGTTGAAAGACACAGCATATCCAGCAGTATACAAACGTCAGAAGCTCGACAAGATAGCGAAGACGACCATATCAGAAATGGGATGGCTGACGAACATGAAGACACGGCCATTGATGATCGATGAACTGCAGCAAGCTATTCGCGAGGAGAGCATTGACATACCGGATAAGGAAACGATAATGGAGTGCATGGCATTCCAGCGTGATGAGGCAGGACGGATGGCAGCGCCACCAGGTATGCACGACGACAGAGTCATATCGCTGGCAATAGCCACACAGATGAGGAAACTAACCATACCAATCAATTACGATTTAATAGCGAAGTACGCCCCAAATTCAGCTAAGAGGGTATTCGAGGAGGCAATAAGAAAGCAGAAATATGGCAGATAAGGAGAAGTTATACTTAAATAGAATCCAAGTCGCTAAAAACTTTTACAAAAAAGAGCGAGAGGAAAAAATTAAGTATTGGAATGAAATGATCACTGGTAGGCATTTCAAAGCTTCGATACCAGAGAACGACAGGATATTTGTTAACTACACATCGAGTACGATTCGGAACAAACTTTCGGCTCTTTACTATAAGAATCCGAAGATTTTGGTTAAGTCGCGGAAGAAGGATGTGCTACCAACTGATGAGGATCCTCAAGGCATAAGCTACAGCCAGAACGCAAAGAATGCTGAAGAGACCGTCAACTACCAATTCAAAGAGTATAGAATTAAAAAACAGATCAAGAAGGCTTTGTATGATTGGAAGGTAGCTGGCTATGGTGTTGTATTCACAGGATGGGAAACTGACTTCACAAATAAAAAGAAAACGATCGAAGGTCAAACGGGCAAGGTAGCGCCGGCAGATCAATCATTCAAAGTGTTGCCATCGGCTGACAAAGAGGTGGACGATCCCGATTCCATTGATAAAATACTACAAGACAAGCCAGACATTCGTAGAATCAAACCTGACAAGATTTTCTTCTCTCCTGACTCGGAGGATGAGGATCACATTCCTTATTGTGTCATTGAGCGGACTCTATCTACTGCAGTGGTAGCAAAAAGGTATGGCGTTAAAGAAGATGACTTGCCAGTCACAACTTACCTCGACGATGAATATCGATCAGATGTAACTGAGACAACGGACTTCAAGAGGGTTCGTATCTATGACTACTTTGATGCTAAGAACCATGTTACATGTGCCGCCGGAAAAGATGAGCCACTCAAAGAGGGAGAGAATAAGTATGCAGAGATATTCGGTGCTGATGAGCCACTACCAATCGCAATAATTGTTGGTGATGAGGATTACAGCAATTTCTATAAGCAGTCCGAGGTTGATCAGTTTGCTGACCTACAGAATGAGCTGAATGATAGCCGCGCACAGCAAGTCAACCATCGCAAACGATTTACGAGAAAGTATGTATACGATAATATTAAAATTACAGAGGAAGATATTGCAGCATTGAGAAGTCCCGAGGATGGAGCGTTGATCGGAGTAGCTGCAAATGGTGAGCCACTTGGCAACTTCGTCAAAGCAGTAGAGGATGCAAACCTCACATATCCATTTGAAGTAGACAAGCGCATCGTTGATGACATCAATGTTATTACTGGAGTCATGCAGTATCAGCGCGCCGGTAAGGGTGAACCTGATACGCTAGGGCAGACACAGATCATTGAATCTCACTCACAAACAAGACGCGATGAAGAGCAGGAACACGTTGAGGATTTTGCACAGACTATCTATCGTCGCCTCCTACAGCTCGATCAAGCATTCCTACAGGATACAATCCCTGTTGAAGTAACTGGTGATGATGGAGTGAGTCAATGGATAGATATTGACAATAGTAAGATAGCTGGAGAACTCACACTTGAGGTTGAGTCTGGATCAATGGCTAAGTTGGATGACGATGTACTCAGAAAACAAACACAGGATGCATTCAATCTGACATACGGGAAGCCCGATGCAATGTCAATCAATAAGGAATTGATGATAGGTGTACTCGATACGCTACCAGCGATGAAGCAGGTGGTAGAAAAATTGAGAACAGCAGAGGCACCACCACCTCCACCTCCACCACCACCAAAGGATACTGTGGGCTCAATCACATTCAATCTCGTTGATATGTGGCCAGTGTTGACTGAACCAGAGAGAGCGCAGATCATGAAGCAGTTTGGTGTTGACTATCAGCCAGACCAAGGTCCACCGCCACCACAAGGAGGTCTAGTTGATCCTCAAGCACTTGGAGAAGGCATACCAAGTCAAGGCAGTATAAATCAAGGGACTAATCAATTATAATAATTAAGGAAAGAGGCTTATGTTCAACAAGAGTGGAAAACTAAAAACACTCGATCCAATGAAGCTCGCTGCTGAAGCGAGGGGAAAGGATCTCAGTATGCTCATCACAGAAATTGAGCAGCTATGCGTTAAGAGAGGTGTCGAGGTTGGTGAGTGGCAATTGATCTCACAGGCGATCGATAACAGGCAAAACAAAATTTTAATCAAGAATAAGATACAAGTGTATGTCCAACCCAATGAAGGAGGCGATCTCAAAGGAGCTGAAAAGCAGCAAAACAATCAAGTTCCAAAAGCCTAAGCATAGTGGAGATATGGTTGATGAGGGACCGAGCAACTTCCCTCCATCATTCAGTCTCTCAACGAAGCAGTTGAGTCAGTTGACCAGTAAAGGAATTGGTGACGATTGTGAGTTTTATATCAAAACCAAAGTCGTTGGTATAAATAAGGATGAGGGCGAGGCCGCGCAATACCGTTTTGATGTACAGGAGATGACCTACGATCCGAGCAAGAAAAAGAAAGAAAGCAGCAGTGGTGAAAGTGAGCCAATAAAAAAGGCATACGACAAGGCGACAGGAAAAGATCCTGAAAAGAAATACGTCACTTTAGCAACTCAACAAACTACAGGATAATGGAAATTATAGTCAGAAAAACAGCAGCAGAGCAAAGGCAATCAGATAGGATTGATGCGAAGCGTAATGATGCTCAGATGAAGCAAGAGATTGCAAAAGGGAAGCATCGGAGTAAGAATGCAGGATTTTCAGAGCCAGGATATAACTTCGGACTAGGTGAGTACGTCAGCGATAGGTTTGATTATAAACGCAAGTTAAAAGCGAAGCAGAGAGAAGATCCGACTTTTAATGAAATGGGATAAAAGCACCTTTACATATAGGCTAGTGAGTTGAAAGGACGGTGGCATCTCGCCGTGAGTGCTGCCATCCATTCAATTCATTAGTGGTTTTATTAAGTAATGGATTAAAAAAATGTCAGAAGAAAACCAAGATGGTAGCGTCGCTACACCAGCTCCCGAGGAAAAACCTGAAGGACAGGCTGGAGACGTCGTCGAAGAATCTTCACCGGAAGGCGAGGGGAAGACTGCTGAACCCAAAGAAGAATTAGATGCTGAGGGTAATGTAGTTCCTAAGCCGGAAGTCGCTCCCGAACCAAAGGGGAAGGCGGAGACATTGCTACAAGAGATGGCCAAAAAGTTTGGCTGGACAGAGGAAAACGCGGCTGAAGAAGCAGCGAAAATGGCAATGGGGCTTGAAGGTAAATTGGGTAATTGGAAAGAAACTGAAGAGGCGGCAGCAGCTTACAAAAAGTTTGAGCCGATACTTCAGAATCCAAAGGTACTCGAAGCGTTAGGAATGGCTCAGAAGCAGGAAGAGTTCATCGAGGCAGATCACTCACCGCAGGAGATCATTGATCACCGTGCGAAGCAGATAGTAGAAAGTGTTCTCAAGGAGAAGGGAATAGATCCCATGATGAATGATTTCTATGGCGACAAGGCCAAGAGAGCAATTTCTAATGTAAGGGCGAAGTATCCTGATTTCGATAACTATAAGGATGAAATCAATACACGCCTTGAAAAAACTCCATGGTTAATTGGAGACGAGAATACATTGGAGGATCTCTACAAAGTGTTGAACTACGATAAGGTTCAAAATGCTGGTGAGAAAGTAGCCATCGATAAACTCAAGGGAAAGAAAGACTTATCCTTGGGTGAAGGTGGAGTCAATCCAAAGACCCAAAGCAAAGGAAAGATGAGCGTTCGAGAGTCGCTTGAAGCTGCGTGGGGAAAATAGGGAGGCCTTAACAACTAAATAAATGTCAGACGCTAATACGAGTTTTGACCAAATTGCGTCAACTACTCTGAAGAATTACAGGAAGACACTTGAGGATAATATCTTCAAGAAACTGCCATTGTTTTATAAGCTATACGACAACAATCGTAAAAAGCTAGATGGTGGGGAAAAGATTGTAATTCCTCTGTTATATGGTGAGAATTCGACTGCTGGTTCCTACGATGGATATGATGTGTTGGACACAACGCCTCAGACCGGAATTTCAGCGGCTGAATATTCATGGCGACAGTACGCTGTGACTATCACCATTTCAGGTAAAGAGGAACGACAGAATTCGGGCAAAGAAAAGATGATCAATCTTTTAGAAGCAAAAACAATGCAGGCCGAGAAATCACTCAAGAAGGTGATGGACGTAGCTGCATTCGGAAGCGCCGGTGATTCAGGATCAGACGACATTAATGGTTTACAGCAAATCGTTGATGTAGCTCCTACAACCGATACATTCGGTGGAATCAATCGTGCAACGTCAACAAACGCATTTTGGCGAAATAATGCGACCACAGGAATTGGTTCATTCGCAGCCAATGGTTTAGATGAAATGCGAACAATGTTTAATACCTGTTCTGATGAGGGGACTGATACTCCTGACATCCTCATTACTACTCAAGCGGTGTTTGAGTACTATGAGAAGCTATTGCAGGTACAGGAACGATTTACTGACTCGAAGACTGCTGATGCTGGATTCCAGAACTTGAAGTTCAAAAACGAAACTCTGATGTGGGATTCAAACTGTACTGCAGGTTATATGTACTTCTTGAATTCTGATTATTTGAACCTGTCAGTACATTCAGGTTGTGACTTCATTCTTGAACCATTTATCAAACCGGTCGATCAAGATGCGAAGTCAGCGAAGTACCTTTGGATGGGTAACCTCGTTTCGTCTAACTGCGCCCGAATGGGTGTGTTAAGCGGTATTACTGCGTAATTGAAAGGAATAATTTTATGGCTTTTGTTACAGTAGTAAGTGGAACCACAATTGTGGGTAACATGCGGTTGACATGGGGTACGTTTACCAATGGA